ACCGCAGATAAAACTGTATGGGCTACATATCGTCAAGCCTTGCGTGATGTAACGGCACAAGCTGGTTTCCCTTGGACCATCACTTGGCCTGACGCTCCATAAGATGTGGACCCAATCAGTCTCCTTCTTATGGCTCAAAGCGCGGTCAGTGCTATCCGCGCTGGCTGCCAAATGCTCTCAGAAGGCAAAGCCGAGATTGGAAAGTTTAAGAAGCAAGTCGAAGGTGGCGTGGCTGACGCTAAAGCAATCTTCAAAGAAGTTACAGGAATTTGGGGTTGGGTTACTGGACTCTTTGGCGGTGCTAAACAAACTGAGGATGCATCACCAGCAGAACCAGTTGCAGCAGCCCAAGATTCAAAACCTGTTGCAAAAAAGCAACCAGAACTTGGCTACGAAGAGTTCCAAGCCCGCGCCGTCCACGAAATCTGTGAGAACCTCAAGGTCTACTTCGAAGCCATCAGACAACTCAAAATCCATTGTCGGGAACTTGAAGAAGAAGCCCTCGTAACCGAGAAGGTTGCAGACAGTGCCATCGACCGTATTGAAATTCAATGGCAAATGAAACAACTGTCCGCACAACTGAAGCAGTCAATGATCTACGGCACGCCTGAGTCGCTGGGCTTGGGCGCGATGTACCAAGAGTTTTTAGCCAAGCAAGAAGAAATTGTGGAAGAGCAGGAGGTTGCTCGCGAGTTGAAACGTAAACAAGAACGGGACACAGCGTGGCAACACGAACACCGAGAACAAATTCTGCTGGCCAAGCTGGGGTACGTAACCGTACTGACAGTGGCGGGGTTGTGGATGACGGGACTGTTTTTAGCTCTATGAAAGAGTTTTGGTTGTGGGTAACTATCGTCACGCTCATTATCTTTAGTTTGATGATAGTGTCGTTTGCCATCGCCTACCAAAGTAAACAATTAAAGCAAGCCGAAGCCCTGTTGGTGCGCATTGAGGAAAAAGAACGTAAGCAAAAATCGCTAGAAGGGAAAGACGATGAATGACCTATTTAACCTGCTCAAAGGCATTGCGCCTACTCTTGCAACTGCTGTTGCTGGTCCTCTTGGCGGCGCTGCCGTATCTGCTATTGCCAATCGTCTTGGGGTTGGAGATAGTGTAGAAGCCGTAGCTAAAGCTATTGCTGGCGACCCTGCGGCGGCTGCAAAACTTCAAGAGCTAGAGCTGGAATATGCCAAGCTGGACATGGCAAATACTGCCAATGCCCGCGACATGAACAGCAAAATTCAGGAGTCGGCAAACGCGGCTTGGATTGCAAAGAACGCAGCCTACATCCTTGACTTTGCTATTGTCAGCGCAACCATCATCATGACTTGGATTGTGTTCTTTAAAGGTGTGCCTTCAGAGAACAAAGAGATTGCTTACATGGCCATCGGCTCGCTCATCACTATGTGCGGCACCGTACTAAACTTCCATCGCGGCAGCTCGGCTGGTAGCAAATCCAAAACGGAAGAGATTATGAAGGGGATCAAATGACACAACTCACAGCCAACTTCTCTTTGCACGAACTGACCAAGAGCGAGACAGCCTTGCGCTTGGACATGCCCAACGAACCCGGCCCAACCGAGATTGCCAACCTAACCACGCTGGCGGGCGAAGTCCTGCAAAAGATTCGTGACCATTACGGCAAGGGCGTTAAGGTCAACTCAGGCTTCCGTCACCCCGATGTAAACGCTGCAGTCAAAGGCTCCAGAACATCTGACCACTGCAAAGGTCAAGCTGCCGACATCGAGATTCCAGGCGTGCCAAACCATGAGCTGGCCGAGTACATTGCCAAGAACCACAAGTTTACACAGGTCATCCTTGAGTTCTATACGCAGGGTATTCCCGACAGTGGATGGGTGCATGTGTCCTACGACCCGGCCAACCTAAAGTGCCAGACATTGACAGCAGTAAAACAAGACGGCAAAACGGTATACCTGCCGGGCCTACACGCTTGATCCGCTGTTGTTTTGATGGGACAATAACGCCATGCCATTAAAGAAGTTCATACCAAAATCCGGCGTTAATCGCGAGAACACCCGCTACACAAGCGAAGGTGGTTGGTATGAGTCCGACAAAGTTAGGTTTCGCCAAGGCACGCCTGAAGTTATTGGCGGCTGGGAGAGGATTTCTGCCAACGTATTCGTAGGCTTATGCCGCTCATTGTGGAACTGGGTAACGCTCAACAACCTTAACCTGGTTGGTGTGGGAACAAACCTGAAGTTCTACATTGAGAACGGCGGCGCTTACAACGACATCACGCCCCTGCGCACAACGGCTTCGTTAAACGCCCCGTTTACCACGGTCAACCTTAGCACCACCGTTACGGTTGCACATACAGCACACGGCTGTGTAACGGGCGATTACGTCACGTATAGCAACGTAGCACCGGTAGGCGGTCTTGATTTAAACGGTGAGTATTCGGTAACTGTTACCGGGCTTAACTCTTACACAATCCAATCTGCCACAGCCGCCACATCTGGCACAACGGGCGGTGGCACTGCGGTTATTGCCGTGTACCAAATTAACGTAGGCTTTCCTTATCAGATTCCTCTGACGGGCTGGGGCGCTGGCGCTTGGGGTGCTGGCACATGGGGTAACGGCGGCACGTCCAGCTCTTCGCTGCGCCTATGGAGTCAAAACAACTTTGGACAAGACTTGGTTCTTGGCTTTCGTGGTGGCCCTATCTATTACTGGAATGCGAACTACAGGGTAACCCCTACGGCAGCCACCATCACCATCGCTTCTCCAGCCGTTATTACAACAACGCTTTTGTTGGCCGAGAACTCCCCTGTCATTCTGACGAACACGGGCTATCCATCTGCCCTGCCTACTGGGTTGGTGGTGGGTACAACGTACTACGTCAAGAACGTATCAGGAACTTCGTTTAACCTGTCTGCCACCCCTGGAGGTGCGGCGATTAATACCTCTGGCACGCAGTCTGGACCGCACTACATCCTTCCTAATGCCGTGCCGGTAGCGTCTTTGAGCGGCGCTTCGGATGTGCCAATTATTCAAAACTTTATATTTGTTTCTGACATTAGCCGCTTTACATTTGCGTTTGGCTGTAACGATTTGGGCAGCTCTACGCAAGACCCGATGCTGATTCGTTGGTCTGATCAAGAGTCAGTCACCATGTGGACGCCATCGGCCACAAACCAGGCCGGCAGCATTGAGCTGTCGCACGGCTCTGAGTTGATTACAGCCATCCAAACCCGTCAGGAAATTGTGGTGTGGTCTGACTCTGCTGTCTATTCCTTGCAGTACCTTGGCCCGCCTACGGTGTGGGGTACGCAGCTCCTTGGTGACAACATCTCCATCATCAGCCCTAACGCCGTGTCCCAGGCTTCTGGCGTGGTGTATTGGATGGGCGTGGATAAGTTCTATTCCTACGACGGTCGTGTGCAAACATTGAATTGCGACTTGCGTAAGTATATTTATCAAGACATCAACCTTGGTCAATCTAACCAAGTGTTCTCAAGTACCAACGAAGGCTTTAACGAAGTCTGGTGGTTCTATTGCTCTGCCAACAGCATATCGATTGACCGCTATGTGGTTTATAACTATGCAGAGAAGTCTTGGTACTACGGCTCGATGGCACGAACAGCTTGGCTGGACTCTGGTTTGCGCGACTACCCATTGGCCGCTGGTTATAACTACAACTTGATCAACCACGAAATTGGCGTAGATAACAAAGAAACCGGAACGGTGTTGCCTATTGATGCTTACATCTCGTCGGCTGAATTTGACATTGAAGACGGTGATAAGTTTGGCTTTGTGTGGCGTATGCTGCCTGACTTGACGTTCTCTGGCTCTACCGCTGGTACATCGCCGCAGATCACCATGACGCTGTACCCATTGCAAAACTCAGGCTCTGGCACAGGCACGCCAGTATCTGCTGGGGTGTCTCAGCTAACCGGTGCGCAATACACAATTACCGAAGGCTTTACGGGACAGGTTAATACGCGTATCCGTGGCCGCCAAATGATCTTGAAGGTTAGTTCTAACCGTATTGGAACAACGTGGCAGCTTGGCGCTACGCGTATTGACATTAAGCCTGATGGGAGGCGCTGACCGTCCAATCTGTTTATATGGTGATACAATGCAAGCTCTTAACAGGAGCTTTTATGAAACTCGTAGACAGGACAGGGCAAATATTTGGCAGGTTAACTGTAATTGAGCAAGCTGGACGCGACAAACTTAAAAAGGTATTGTGGCGATGCAAATGTGAATGCGGTCAAGAGACAGTGGTGGTATCTGGTAGTTTGGTGACGGGCAATACAACATCATGCGGATGCGTTGCGCCCAATTTCAAACATGGTGGTTATGGTAAAAGTTCTTACAACACATGGCGAGCAATGATTAGACGATGCACAATTTCAACCGACAAAGACTACTTTAGGTATGGCGGGAAAGGTGTATCCGTATGCGCAAGCTGGCTCAAGTATGAGAACTTTGTTGCAGACATGGGTGAACCTACAGGCGATGAAACTTTAGATCGTATTGATGCGCACGGTAATTACACCAAAGAAAACTGCCGATGGGCTGGTGTGAAAACTCAAAACAGAAACGTGCGCTTGCGTGAAAACAGTAAGACTGGACATATTGGCGTATCCGTAGTTAACAAAAAATTCATGGCAAAAATTACCGTTGGTAACAAGGCATATTATTCAAAAGTGTTGACCACTGTAGAAGAAGCCGCAGCCGCTCGCAAAGAGCTTGAGCGCATACACTGGGGCGTTGCATGAC